GGGTGGGAGAAGCTATTTAGACAAGTCAGCCATGAGATAGAACTCAGGGCGATGGAAAGTAAGACTTTTTAAACAAAAAAAGCACCTGACGGCAATCAGGCGCTCAACAAAATTATTCAAGGAATTTATATCATGAATGACTTAATGAATCAATTATTAGATCAGTTTGAAGCTGGATTGATGGACAGGACATTAAAGGTCATGACGATTGTGACCGACGAAACAAGGCGCTATCCAATGGAGTTAAATAAGTCTCAATGTTCTGAAATGTTGCTTGGAACGAAAGATACAGGAACATTTGATGAGCGTTTCAATAGTCACAAGGACTTTCCACGGATAAAAGGAAAACGTGAGAAATATCCTCGAGATGCAGTTATCGAATGGTATCACAATAACTGGCAAAAAACAGCTCTTTAAAGGAGCGGAAAAATTGAAATTAAGTGGGAGGAAACAACATGACAGAACCAACTTTATCAAGCCAATTGCTTGGTTTATTGACTATCTTTATCGGGATCTTCATCCTGATGGTGCTCACAGCTAAAAATGAAAAATCGGATGAGCAAAATGTTGTGGTCATCATTGAAAAAGCAGAAGATTTCAGAGAAGTTGCACGAAGAAACCTGAGAATGTGTGACAGAAAGTCAACCTATGACACACAACCACCTGTTGGACTTCCTTCATCGATTGAGGACGTACCACAAGTTTTTCGGGCATGCATCGAAGACTATGACAGACTGGCTAGTGACTACCAGGAAGAAGCAAGTAGCAATGATCTTCTAAGAAAGCAAAATGCGAATCTTCTAGAAGAAAATGGTCGCTTGCTCTACAAAGAAACGACGATGGATTTTCGTCAGAATCCAAGAAAATGGAGGGCAAAGACATGAGTGTTAGTCGTGAAATGAGTGAGATGGAAATCCGTGTGTTAAATATGATCATGAATTGCACGACTTTCGACCTGCCCATTCAAGCGAGTGAAATCCGCTTAGAAACTGGACTCTCAAAGCGTAAGCTAGAAGAGGTCATTGAGAGTCTGCGTGTCAATTTTGATCATCCTATCGTAGCTAAGAAGATGAAGCCAAATGGATATTACTTGCCGCGAAGTGAAGAGGAGCGACAAGCTGGGCTTGCTCCTTATCGTCGTCAAATTTTGACGGAGCAAAAGAACCTTGCTGCAGTGATGAATGTTGATCTAGAAAAATATTGGGGGAATAGTGCATGAGTGAAGATTTTAGAATATTACCTCATGATCTAGTTGCAGAGCAGTCGGTTCTGGGAGCGGTATTTATCGCACCTGACACCATCATTTCGCTGGCAGATGAATTGGCCCCTGATGATTTTTATAAACCAGCTAACAAGATTGTTTTTAAGACTATGTTGTCATTGCTTGAGAAAGGCGAGCCAATTGATGCTACGACTATGGGCTCTGCCCTCACGAATCAAGGAGATATTTCAAAAATCGGGGGTATCACTTACATTGTCGAGTTGGTGAATTCAACACCAACTTCAAAAAATGTGGAGCATTACGCAAAGCTTGTGAAAGAAAAGGCTACGCTCCGAAAGATGATAGCATACCTATCTGACTCCCTTTCGAATGCTTATCAGGGTGATGTATCGATTAGCGACATCATTGCTAAGACCGAAAAGTCTATGCTTGACATTAGCAATCAGAATACGGGTACTGGATTTCGTAATGTGGCCGATATCCTTGATACACATATGCAGATGGTCGAGACCAGATCGCAGACAGATGGAGTTGTGACAGGTCTATCGACTGGGTTCGTTGGACTGGACAAGATTACGACCGGTCTTCACGAGGACAATCTTATCATCCTTGCTGCTCGCCCTGCAATGGGTAAAACGGCGCTAGCCCTGAATATCGCTCAGTACATCGCTGTGAAAGAGAAAAAGCCTGTTGCTATTTTCTCGCTTGAAATGGGTGCGGAAAGCTTGATTGAGCGGATGTTAGCAGCTGAGGGCATGGTAGAAGGTTATCATCTAAAAACTGGGAATCTGAGTGTTGAGGAATGGAGTAGGCTAGTACATGCACAAGGTAATCTCTATGACGCACCTATTTTTGTCGATGATACAGCTGGCATTCGCATCTCTGAGATACGGTCAAAGGCTCGAAAGCTTGCCCAGGAAATGGGAGGCCTTGGAGTCATTATCATTGACTACTTGCAACTGATTACTGGATCAAAAGGCGAGAATCGTCAGCAGGTAGTTTCTGAAATTTCAAGGGAATTGAAGATACTTGCTAAGGACTTGAGGGTGCCTGTAATAGCCTTGTCGCAGTTAAATCGTACAGTTGAGCAGAGACAAGATAAGCGCCCAATACTGGCAGACTTGCGAGAGTCTGGCTCTATTGAGCAAGATGCTGATATTGTTGCTTTCTTATATCGTGATGCCTACTATCAGAAGGAACAGGGAGACAGTCAAGAAGCGAATAACGTGACCGAGCTGATCCTGGAAAAGAATCGGCATGGTAGTCTAGGGACAGTGAAGTTGTATTTTCACAAAGAATACACAAAATTTTCAAGTGTGGAGGGATAGAGGATGGCTGAGACTTATTTCAAAAATGAAGTTGAAAAGTTTCAATATTTTCAATTGCCTAAATGGCTCTTTAAGGAGCCTTATAAAAAGTTATCAAACAACGCTAAAATAATGTACGCCTTGCTTTATAATCGTTTGGACTTGTCTTTGGAGTCCAAGTGGCATGATCGAAATGGCAAAGTCTTTATGTATTTTACAACGGCTGAATTTTGCGAAGAGTTGGGTTGTTCTGAGAAGACAGTAACCAAAATTAAAAAGGAACTTGTTACATCAGGTTTGTTGAGGGAAGAACGTCAGGGCTTGACTAAACCAAATCGACTTTACATCCTTGGTCCAAAAATTATCAAGCGTGAACCTCCAGAACCGAAAAAAATACCGTCCAGAACCGTAGAAAATACCGCTCTGGATACGCAAGAAGTACAAACAATAAAGACTGATATTAGAAAGACTGATATAGATAATAATAAATTGTCGATTTGTAAAGAAGTTATTTCTTATCTCAATTTGAAAGCTAAGAAGAATTTTAAGGTTGACACTGCTAGTCATCAAAAATTTATTAAGGCAAGGCTAAAAGAAGGATATGTCCTTGAAGATTTTAAAAAGGTTGTGGACATTATGATCGCTAAGTGGAAAGGTACAGAGTATGAACAGTATCTTCAACCACAAACACTTTTCGGGAATAAGATGGACAATTATCTAAATCAGCCTATGCCTCGCAAAGCTCAGTCGTTCCAATCAGAAGTTGACGAAAGGCTAGGATTTTAGATGAAGCAGTTTAAACAATTCAAAACTAGAACAGTTCTTGATGATGTCTGTGAAATCCATGGATGCCATCTTTGGTCTGTTAAAATTCCTATCAAGGGCAAGATTGAGGAAATCAGTCAATGTCCTGAGTGTGAAAAAGAGAATATCCGACGCTTTGAAAAGCAGTTGAATATGGAATCTGAAGTTAAAAGCAAGCTATCAGATACTTACGAGGTCTTTGCTCGAGATAGTATCGTTTCAAGCAAGCTGGCCAGCAAGTCGCTACATGACTATGAAATTCGAGTTGACATCGATGAAAATGCTATGAATTTTGTGAAGAGGTTGGAGCGTTGCTATGCCAAAGGTGAGACTGGCAATGCTATCATCACTGGTCCGTCCGGTGTCGGTAAGAGTCATCTGACCTATGGCTTTGCTCGGTTTCTCAATGAGCAATTTAAGTCTTATGATGAACCTAAAAGCGTGCTCTTTGTGTCTGTTGTGGCTTTGTTTGATAAGATTCGTGAAAGCTTTGAGTTTGACAATGGATTTTCAGAAGCCAAAATGGTCAAGCTACTGTCTGAGGTTGATTTTCTCTTCCTGGATGACCTTGGGAAAGAGAGTCGCAAGGCTGACACGAGGCGAAATGAATGGGCGCATCAGATATTGTTCAAGATAATGGATAATCGGACGAATACGATTATCAACACAAATTTGAGTAGCGAAGAGATTAAAGAGCTTTACTCGGATGATTTTGGGAATGGTGCTCTATCAAGTCGAATTTTCGAAGGAGCAACTGGTAGGTGTTTTGTGTATCCGTCAGGCATGAAGGATAGGAGGTATTGATTATCAAAAAAATGGTAGTCTGGGCACTTTTTGATAGTGGGAATGGTTCTTACTTCAAGGGTGCTAACTCTCTGAATAGTTCGGGGGGGGCGAATATTGAAATCCATTCAATCGGAATAGATATAGAAAACAAGAACGATCATTTTATAAACTTAAATCTTGCTGATTACGGGCGTTTATTTGGTGACAACACGCTTTTTGATGAGCTAGACAAATTGCCAAAACCTGATTTGATTATTGCTAGTCCACCTTGCGAGTCTTGGTCAAATGCTTCTGCAATGGAAAGTGGGAATGCGTGTTGGAAACGCAATGATGTTTCTGATAGCTTGTTCGCTCCACAAGTAAGACCTTCGCCGTTCACGATCAGGGCAAATCAAGATTATGAGTCAGCCTATATAAATTATCAGTACGACAGGCAATTTTTAAAAAGGGTCAATGGCGAGCTAACAGCTTTTAACACAATAGAAATCATAAAAAGATATAGACCACAATTTTGGGTTATTGAGAATCCAGCAGCTGACAGACTGTGGCCCTACATTGAGGATATTATTGGATTCAGAATTCCATACAAAAACCTAGCTAGATACAATAATTATGATTATCCTTTACAAAAACGGACGATTTTTGGAAGCAATATTGAACTTAATCTAAAAAATAAAATTATCAAGCAAGACATAGAGTGGAAGAATTTCTCAAAATCATACAACGAGAGATCTAATATACCTAAAAAATTGGTGTCAGAAATTTTTGAAAAAATCTACAAGGAGTTTTGTAAAGATGATTGAGCTCTATTTCATTTACAACGTGCCGCGAACCACGTTAAAAGCGAGCTAGAATATGCGTCAGACTTGGACGAATGACGTATAAAGAATTTGCTAGCTCTTGTGTCTTTGAGCCATGAGGTGCAAGAGCTGGATTTTTAGTAGTTGGGTTAAACCATGAAATACAACAAACAAATAATGATTGACGGGTTGAAGCGGTCAATCGAAAAGACAGAGCAGGAAATCGAGGAGTATTCGAAGCCATGCGATAAACGAGTGGCACAAGGTCGCACTGCTCATCTTGAGTTTTTGAAGAAAAAATTGAAGGAAATGAAAGCGCAGTTGGAGGAGTTGGAAGATGATGGAAGATTTAAAGAAAAAAGTTAATGGAGTATACGGCTGGACGGTAGAAGACGGGAAGCCCAAACCTCCCAAGCAAGATTTACCACAAGCGGTAAGAGACCGAGCAGACTATTTCTGGGAAATGACAGAAGATGGCCTGACGTTTATGGGAGCGATGGAATGCATCTTCGCTGATGAAAAACCTACAGACTATGATTTGGGAGCTACTAAGGATTGGTTGCCAAAATCTAAGGAGTTTGATGATTGGGTTGGCTATTCGCCAAGCATGGCTCAGGTAGTTATTGCAGTTTATTTGATTTATGGAGGAAACTAAGATGAATATTAAGGCATTGATTGATAAATATGAAGCGGCTGAATGTGTTGTGGATTTTGTTAGCGGAAAAACTCTTTTAAAAAATATTCGAAGAGATTTGAAACAACTAGACGAACCCAAACCAGTCAAAGTTCCGCAGTTTGTGGCGGATTGGATAACGCATTCAAAAAATATAGGGCGTTCTTTATTTGGAGCAATGAGTATCTTTGAAGAAAATTTCGAGATTAAAAAGTGGATGCAATGGGCAGAAAACCAAGAAACATTCGCACTAGCTTGGATTTTTGGCTACGAGGTCGAGGAAGAGAAAAAATATATTGTAACTCTGAAATCAAGTGGACAAAAGTTGTACTATCACACTAAAGATGAGGAATATATTTTCTCTAGCTATGATGAAGTATTCTATTCAGGATATCATACTAAAACCGATCTAGAAGAAAATGACATGAGTTGGGTGTTTGATTGCCCAGGCATTGACGTTGAGGAGGTGGGAGAATGAAATTTGCAAAGTATACACACAAGTCTTTTGATGGTGTGAAAACCATAAGAGGATGGGTTTTGGTGAACAATTATGGCGAAAAGGAATTCGTTTATTACAACG